GTGAATATGGTGATTCTGGTGAATTAGAAGAAGTACCAGGATTTGCCACTGATGAGGAAGCAGGGTTTGCAGAAGAGATGGATGAAGAAGAAATTACATCCTATGTTGGACACTTGCTTGATGATGCTATTTCATATTCAGATAATGAACTTGGTCAAGATCGGATAACATCAGGAAAATATTATTCTGGACATATCCCTGAACAAGATGATGAAGGCAGGTCTGGAGTTGTCTCTTATGATGTTCGAGATACTGTCAATTCAATACTTCCATCCATGATGCGTATCTTTTTTGGTACAAAGAAGATCCTCTCCTTTACTCCAAATGGCCCTGAAGATGTACAGATGGCCGAACAATGTTCTGATTATATCAACAACCTGTTGATGGAACAACAACCAGATTTCTTCAATACAATGATGTCTGTATTCCAGGATGCTCTTATCCGTCGAACTGGTGTAATGAAGTACTGGTGGGAAGAAGCAGAAAAAGTATCAACATCAAAATTCAGTGGCCTTGATGAACAACAAGCCCAGATGATTGCTGGAGAGGAAGATGTTGAATCAGTAGATATGGAAAGTACAGATCAAACTACAGATGGTATTCCACTTTTTGATGTTTCTGTTAAGCGAAGGATTAAAAAGGGCAAGATCAGAGTTGAAGCTTTACCACCAGAGGAATTTCTTATTGATCGCAGGGCAAAAAGTGTGATGGAAGCTGATATAGTATCCCATCGATCCTACAAAACAATTTCTGAATTGATAAGTTTGGGTTATGATCCAGAAATGCTTGAAGAACATGCATCAACAGATGCAGCATTTGGCAGTAACGAAGAATTTATTTCACGACACTCAGATGCACCAGATCGGGGTCGGACACACATGGAACCTGCACAGAGAAGGGTCCTTTACTGTGAATCATATATAAATCTGGATGTTGATCAAGATGGTATATCAGAATTGAGACGGATATGTACAATTGGTAATACACATAATGTTGTAGATAATAATCCTTGTGATTATATCCCATTTGTCTTGTTCTGTCCTGCACCGGAACCACATACTGCAATTGGGGCTTCAATTACTGATATTGTTGCAGATATACAGAGGATAAAATCTGCAATCCTGAGGAATGTAATGGATTCCCTTGTAATGGCAGTTAATCCACGGATGCTGGTTCAAGAAAATATGGTGAATCTGAAAGATGTTTTGAATACTGAGGTTGGATCTGTTATTAGAGCACGAGGACCAGGTGCTGTCACACAACTGGATATGCCATTTGTTGGTAGTGCAGCCTTACCGATCCTTGGGATGCTAGATGACATTAAGTCCACGAGGACCGGCATCACAAAGGCATCCCAGGGTATGGATTCAGAAAACTTACAATCATCAACCAGACTTGCTGTTGATTCAACTGTAAAGGCAGCACAAGCTCATATCGAACTGATTGCACGGATATTTGCTGAATCTGGACTGAAACCACTGTATAAAGGTATTCTCCAGTTAATACACAAGCACCAAGATAGAGAAATAATGACAAGATTGAACAACCAGTGGATTCCAATAGATCCTAGATACTGGGATGCAGACATGGATGTGATGGTTGATATTCCACTTGGTGCTGGAAATGACATGGAGAAAATGCAATTCCTGTCAACCATTGCTCAAAAGCAGGAGACACTACTGCAACAGTATGGTTTGGAAAATCCTATTGTTAATTTGAGACAGTATCATACGACTCTCTCCCGCATGGTACAGTTGGCAGGATTCAAAGATCCAGATTCATTCTTTGGTGATCCTGCACAATATCAACCACCTCCTAAAGAACCAGAAAAACCATCGCCAGAGGAACAATATATTCAAATTCAAGCTCAGAAAGCTCAATCGGATGCACAGAATGATATGGGCAAACTTGAACTTGATCGAGAAAAAATGATTCGTTTGGATGATAGAGAAAAGGATCGGATTGAGTCTCAGGCAGAACTCTCGATAATGGATATGCAAGCTAAATACAATACCCAGATGGATGGTTCTAAACTTAAAGCTATGATGGATCGAGATCGTGAAGAGATGAAACAGAATGCGGCCCTCCTACAAGCCCAACTAACACAACAACAACAAGCTAAACAACAATATCAACAGCAAATGCTAGCTCAAATACAACAACCACAACAAACCCTACCTAATGCGTAAAAGCACTGGTCTCAGAAAACCTAAAAATATCCGTAAAGCAGAGTGGGATAGTCTTCCAGATTATGTTAAGGAGAAACTTTTACTCCGTAGAAGAGAAACAGAAGAAAAAGCTGCATTAATGGGTAATCCTGCCGATTTTGTAAAGGGTATTGTTGCAGCCGAAGGTGGTCTTCCAATGGATATTGTATCACTATTAGCACCAGGAGCTGGCATGTCTCAGGCACAACGATTAACTCAAATGAGGCCAGGTGGATATCCTGGTTATCAGGAGCAGGAATTTGTTCCAGAATACAAGGGAACAACACCTGATCTTTATTCTAAAATGGGTGGTGATCCAACTTCAGGTGCAGGATTGTTTGGAGAACTTATGGCTCCTGGTGCTATTATTGCTGCTCCTATAGCTGGGATAAGAGGTATTTCAAAAGGAATTAAAGCTCTTGCAAAAGGTAATAAAGCTTTGAATAGAGTATTTAAAGGTATGCCTGATCCAATATTTGAAAATCAAGGACTGGAAAATACAACTCAACTTTTATCGGACTTAAAAGCAGAAGGGCAATTTGGAGATATATTTATTGCAAGAGATAAATTAACAGGTATGATTAATTCAACTAATCCAGAAAAAAGAATTTATAATAAACAAATCAGAGAATATTCTGGGTTTGATAAATGGCTAAATGATTATAAAAATAAACATGCCCCAAAAGGGAGTAAAAAAAGGTATACCACAATTTCATTAAATGATTTGGAAGAATTTTGGGCTCAACAAAATCTTGATTTAAGAGAAGCTGAAACAAAAGCATTTAGTAATGATTGGAATCCTATTCCGGGTGGAAACAATCAAAAAACATTTATAATGACATACCATGGTAAAAATCCACCAATGTCACTTGAAACTTCAAATAATTTAAACCAATTATCTCAAAATATGCATCAAAAACCTTTTGATGAACTAAAACCGAATGAGCAAGCTTGGGTTGAAAAAATATATCCTTCTAAATACCCAGAAGATACTTCAGCAGTATTTGATATTGTCCCAACACCGGGTGATCGTTTAAGAAATACTGAAGGAGAAATAATTAGAGATCATATGGGTAGAGAAATGGTTCCAACAGAAGGCGGTGAAAGAATGGGTATAGCACAAGGGGTAAGGTTTGCTGGGGAAGAAATAAGTCATTTTAAAGAACCTAATGTTATATTTCATTTACGGATGGATGATCGCTTAGGTATTGGAGCTCAAACAGGAGAGAAACATTTAAATGTCTTTGAATTGCAAAGTGATTGGTATGCTAGAGCTAATAAAGGTGGAGCATGGAATTTTGAGATATTAGATAGTGGAATATATGAATTACAAAGAAGAAATGCAGATTTGGATCAACAAATTAGAGGAATGAGAACACCAGAAGGTAGGTCTTCTGAAGCTAAAATATTGGAAGATGAGTTGGACGATAATTTTGTAGAGATTAATGAATTAAAAGTAATGAGGGATAAACTTGAACAGAAAAAGGTTGAATTTGAGGAGTTATTATCGTCAGAAGGTCGGAAGGGAGTAACAGGATCTTCCAAAATGCCTTTTATCCATCCAAGGCAAAATGAGAAATGGATAGAACTTGCACTTAAACGAGTATTGAAAAAGGCAATCGATGAGGGTTATGACCGGGTAACACTTGGGAGTCGTGAAATTCATCAGGAAATTTATGGAGGATTAGTAAGAGGTATTAAAGAAGTAAAAGTAAGACGGGAACCGGATACTAAAATTTTTGATATAAATCGTGTTGAAATAGATCCTATTAAGGGATCACCTAAAAATATCACAACTAAAGTTTCTGGAGAAAAATACCCATATTATGTTGAAGTATATAATGACTTTAATAAAATTATAAAAACAAATAGAGAAGGGGTTAGTCATTACAGTGATCAAAATTTGAATAATATATTTGGTAAAGAACTTGCTGATTTAATAAGAAAAAAGGCTAAAACTAATAAAAAAACTATTATTAAAGATTTTAAACCAGTAGATATTGGGTTAGAACATATAAGATTATTATATGATAATGTGATCCCTAATATAATAAAAGGGAAGAAAGGAAGTGGTATCTTTAAAAAGCTTGGCCTTAAGGTAGAAAAAGTACCAGTAGGTAATAATAATCCAACACTTTCAGTACAAGCAGCTCGTAACCAAGGAATAATTCCTCCAGAATTTCAAGACATAATTACTCAGAATGAAGCTGCTTTACACCATAATAATTTTACGACAAATTATAATGATAATGGTAGGACATTTGCAACTGGGGAACATTTTGATGATACTTTGTTAGGAGATTTACAGGATGTTTATGATAGTTCAGCCGAATTTGCTATTAGGCTGGAAGATGCTCGGTTACCTGGTCAGGAGACAGAAGAAATGCAAGCCGTTCTTGAAGCAATGAGACAAATTGAAATTCATGATAGATTACCAAGAGATTCACATGTTGATGATGGTTATAAAAGATTATTACATCCGGAAACGAGAGGAACGGAAGTTGACCATTCAATAGATAAACTTCAACAGGAATATAGTATACAAGTAGTTCGTGATCCAAATCATGGAGGGCCACCTAAATTTATTGAACCAAGTGAAGAACATGTTGGAGTTTTACAGTTAACTGATCAAGAATTGTATAATCAAGCTTGGGATGCTGATCAAATAATTGAATATAACCGACTTGCAGATGAATATCATGGTGTACACGAACAGAATGCAGTCCCAACTTTTGAAGTGAATAGTCTTGTAAAAAGAGTAGAAATTGCAGGTCATCCTGATGTTATAAATGCTAGGGGGGTTTTGGATGTTCTTGAAGAAGGTTGGGGTACTGAGTATAGGTTAAGTGAAATACCACCATATACACGGTTGATAGATGAAGTGCCACCAGAAATGCTAGAATTTATGCCAAATCCTGGAACAAATTTTCAGGAAGCAGCACGGCTGGAAAATGAAACTTTTAATTTTCTACCAGAACCTGTAAAAGATGATTTAAGGCAAGTAAGATCGGTAGAACTTATTTTAAAAGAAAGTTATGATATTGAAACATTTTACCCATCAATGTCTGAGGAACCTAAATTTATGTT